TGTCGATCGCGCCACCCGCCGCCATGCCAACGGCCGCGCCTTCCGCTCCGGCAACCTGCCCACCCAACAGCGTCCCGATCGCCATGCCCTTGGCCGGATTGTCTTTCCCGGCCATGTACCGCCAGATGAAGGCCCGCTTGCGGTTGTCTGTGGCGTGATCTGCCAGCAGTCGACGAAAATGGTCGAAGCCTTCGTCTCCAAGGGCGATTCGGGCAGCGCCTTCGATCTTGTCAAGGCGCCTCAACGCGGCCGTCGGCGCAGCGCTGGCGACTTCTTCTGTGTCTTTGAGGACCGACTGGACGACAGCGCGCCGAAGCCCACGCTGCGCCTGCTTGTTTCCCTGCGTCGCGCGCATCACGAGCTTCATCTCAGTCTCGCGCTTCGGGGAATTGAGAAGCTTCACGAAACCTTCTTGCGGTTCGTCTCCGGCCTTCTTGCTGAGAAACGCCTTGTAGAGCGAAGAGTCGTCCGGGAACGCATCGCCGAACGTCTTGGACGCCTTGCGGGCCGCACGAAGCGCCGCCACCGCGGCCTCGTCGGTCTTGCTCATCGCCTCGATCTCGTCGAGCGAGTCCTCGGCAACCGTGCGGAACTGACGTGCAAGGCGCTTCGCGTTGTCCGTCACCGCGTCATCCATCTGCGTGGATGCAACAGACCGCAGCACGCGGTCGATCTCCGTCACGCCCACGTCGTCGCCAAGGATCTTCGGCGCCGTACTCGCGATCTCGGGAAGGTCCGACGGCTTGAGGCCCGTTTCGAGCTTCTGCGCAGCCGAAAGATCAATGAACGGAGCGGCACTCGTGCGGGCGGTGCCGGGGATCGAACGGGCAAGGTCCCACGCCTTGTCCACGTCTTCCTTTTCGACTTTGAACGTGCTGCGAATCCCATCCGCCGCCTCGTCTGCCGTCTCAGCTCCGAGGTCGAGCGCGCGAACGTATTGACCGGCCCGAGCAGTCGGAGTCATCGACGCGATGGCGCGAGGTGCGTCGAGCAGCAGGCGAGTACCGCCACCAGTCAGAATGTCACCGGCCAGACCAGCGCCAAACTGCGCCAGCGCACCGCCTCCGCTCCGGCGCACCTCATCCTGCGCCAGCGCCCCGCCCACCCCTCCGGTCAGCGTGGAAAGCATCAGGGGAACCGACGCGCCGCCTGTAGCCACTGCGATAGGGAGGGATGCGACACCCCCGCCAAACCCCTCGCCCGCCACACGCGATCGGGTGGGATTCTCAGCCGTCGCTGCGGAGATCCGGTCGGTTGCCTCCACGCCCATTGCCGGGGCTTCGTACTGCAACGCGGGGCCGCCAGACATCGCGAGCGGGAAGGCGTTGAAGGCGTCGTACAGTTTTCCGCCGACAGACGCAGCGCCTTCAGCAAAGTCACGCACAGGTCCAGATGTCGGCGCGACTGCCTGCTCAGCGTGCAGAGCTTCAAGCTTTTTCACCTGCTCAGGTGTCAGCTTCGGCATTAACGAACCCACCCGGAGCCGTCCGGCATGACAAACAGGCCGGGGATAGACGGATGCGGCGTCGCGCCTTCAGGCACTCCTTCAGCCGCTGCACCCTGACCGGGAACCCCGAACTCGGGCAGCGGTGTATCGAAAGAAGGACCGCCGCTTCCGCGGGCACGAGTTTCCTGATATCGAGAGATCGCCGCTTTCACACTTCGGTCAAAGTTTTCGAGCTTGGCCTTGAACTGAGTCGGCGAATCGCCGTCGAACACACCAGATCCGACGTTCGGGAGAAACCGACTCAGCCGCTCGAACTCGGCCGGGCTGATTGCGGCGCCTGACAACTGGTTCAGGATGAGGCTCATGTTCTCGTAAGCCGACGCCTGGAACTGGGCCAGCTCAGAGAGCTGTTTGCTCTCCGCATCTGACAAGCCGACGCCGGCCGACTCTTTCATCTGCGACCATCGCTGACCCATCTTCGTGCCCCACTGCTGGAACTCGGGACGGAACGAGCTGCGGATTTGCTCGAGACGCGCAAGCGTGTCCTGCGCGTCGAGCTCTTTGCCCTCGACCTTGGATCGCGTTGCATTCGTGATGGGCTGCCCGCCAACCTGAAGCAGCGGACGACCCTGCTCGTCGTAGCCAGTGATCTGAAGAGCCGAGGCAGGAGGCCGGTAGTACGGCTTCTGACCCTCTGCCTCTTGGGCCGTGACATATTTCGGCCCTTCCGGCGTGTCGATAACCTTTAGGCTTTGCGCCGACGGCGGCTTGAGACTCTGCGCGAAGCTCGCCCGCGCAGCCTCCTCCGGGTACTCCTGTCGATAGACCTCGGTGAAGATGCGAGGATCAGACGCCGCAGCCGCAAGCCTCTGACGCTTGGCTTCCTCTTGCTCTGCCTGCGCCTCGTCCCTCTGCATCTGCCGCAGCCGGTAGCGGTTCAGCTCATCTTGGAGGCTCGGCGTCTGCGCGGCGCGAAGCTCCTGAAGCGCCCGAGGCCCCGCCATCGGGTCGTTTGCCATCCCCGACACCATCCCGCTCCAGGCGCGGGCGTAGAGCGGGCTCGACATCACGCGCTCGATTCCCTTCGTGACGTTGCCCATGAACTTCGACAGCCCGCCACGCTCGTCCGGCGCAAGACCGCCGCGCGGCGCCTGCTGCGGCGTCGCTTCGGGAGCCATGAACAGACTGCGAATGTCGTCCATCTCAGTACCCCAGCGGTCGGCGTGATTGGTAGTTGGCGCGGTCGAAGGCAAACGGCTGGAACGGGCCGAAGTTCCCCGGGATCAGCGACGGGGGCTGGACTCTCTCCTGTTGCAACGGCATGCCCTGTCCGCCGCTTCCCATCTGCTCTGACATGGCCTTCAGCTTGTCGAGGTACGGGTTGCCCATGATCCCCTGGCCCATGCCCGCACCCGACGGCGCGACCATCGGCGTTCCGCCGACGTGTCCGGGAGCTCCGGGGACGGCCATCTTGCTCGCGACGCCCGAGAAGTTCATCCCGCCGCCCATGAGACCGGGCGCGCTCGATGCGCCTGCGAGGCCCTTCGCGCCAAGCGCGGGGGCAGCGCCGAGCGCCGACCCACCAAGCCCAGAGGCGATCCCGGAGGCTCCAGACGCAGCGCCTGCGCCGATCGCGCCCGCTGCGCCCGCCGTGCCGGCGCCCATCGCCAGGCCGCCTGCGCCGACACCGGCCGCAAGGGTCCCCGCTCCGGCGCTTCCGATCGCTCCAAGAGAAGGAAGTAGTGCGAGAGGCAGCGGCATGGTTACCCTTTCAACGGGTGCGGGTTCAGCATCGAAAGCGCTGCCGACGACCCGAACTGGCCCCAATCGAACGGCGTGCTCGACTTCTGGCCGGGGATCTGCGAGGCCGGCGCGCCGTAGAGCGTGTTCGCATACCGATCGAGGCGCGCATACGGCCAGTCGAACCGCGCCATCGTGTCATCGTCCATAGCGCGGCCTGCATCTTCGAGCGCTGCCGAGTCCGCGTACTGCGCCGCCGTGAGCTGCGGAAGCATCCCCAGCGTGCCCGTCATCCGGTTGCGCTCGGCGTCGTACATCTGCGCCGCTACGCCCGTCGCCGCGTCACTCATCGCGCCCGCGTAGGCGCCGCTACCCGTTCGGCCCGAGTTGGCGAACCGGCCAGCCGTCGCGCCAAGCGCCGCGTTGATGTTGCGCTGGAAGTTCGGGTCCTGCGTCACGTCGAGGTATCCGCCAGACAGGATCTTCCGCGCCTCGTCCATGCCGGGAATCGCGACGCTGTTGCCGCCACCAGCGATCCCCGCTCGGGCGTCGAGGCCAGCGTTGGTCCACTCGTTCAGCTCCGGGAGGAACTCCGTGCGGGGGTCGTTGTAGAGATTCTTCGCCTGCGCGGCGATCTCTTTCTGGCCCTTCTTCGACCACTTCGGGAACTGGGGACTCGTCGTCGTCTGCTGTCCGCTCATTTCGTCACCACCACCCTGCGCTCAAAAACGCGCTTCACTTCTCGATAGTCGGGGTAGATCGCGCCCCACCCCTTCCGGCCTTCGATTCGTACCGTCTCGCACCCGAGCCGAACGGCTTCGGACTCGAGCGCGCCGAGGAGCCCCGCCCATCGGTGCAGCGAATGGCCGCCGCAATGCGCGATGTTGAACACGTCGCCAAGCGGCCACTGCTGCACCTCGCAGCACACGGCGCCCAGAACCTCGCCCGTCTCGTCGTCCTTCACGATGTAGAGGCCCCAAAGCCCGTCCGACATCTGCGCGAAGAGGTCATTCGTCGTCAGAACGCCGTCCGTTTCGAGCGCAGCCGACAGCATCGGCTCGGCCTTCGGCCACACGTCCGCCACTTCTTCCTCGCCGAGCGGCCCTTCGACCGAGACTCCGTTAACCGAGCAGCGCATAGCCAATCGTCCTTGTGAGTGCGCTCGCTGCGTGCGTAAGCCGAATGCGCCCCGGCTGCGTCACGGACTGCGAAATCGTAGGGATTGATGCCGATCCGTTCTGATCTACGCCTACCAGAATCGCGATCGTGGTCGGTCCGATGCGCGGGTCGTCGATGTCGGTCGTCGTCGCGCCGCCCGTCGCCAGCGTCAGCGTCCCCGTGTTGTTCAGCTTTCCGTCGAACGCCTTCTGGACGAGGCCGCGGAACCGCGTCTCCTCGCCGTCCGTCCGGCTGTTCAGCATGTCCTGGTACGTCTTCGCGCGAGTCCGGCCCAGGCGGGCCGGTAGCGGCGTAACGGTTCGTGCAGGACCCGGCATCAGCGCGCCCCCCTCACCGAAACGTCAACATCGAAGCCGCGAAAGTTCGCGAACTCACCCGACGTGACGAAGTACGCCGCCAGATACCGGCCCGTCTGCCGCAGCGACATCTTGCCGGTGCCGTCCTCAAGCACAGTCAGGCTGTTGTCTTGGTCGTCGGACTGGCGCATCCGCGTGCGGACGCCCGCAAAGAACTGCGCGTCGATGTTGTCGTAGACGGGCCGAAGGCTCTTGACCGTCCCGACCATCCCGGGCGCGGGCTCGAATTCGTTCGTGTCCAGAAACGCTGTGAGCGGCGTCCCGGTGAACGACGAAATTCCGTGCGTGGTGTCGAACGCGCCAGCCTCTCGCGTGCTCGTACCGACCAGCGTATCGAGCGAGACGGCCGAGTAGTCACCCGAGTCGAGCGAGGTCGAATCCTCGTCGAGCGACGCCGAGAACGGCAGCACGTCGATCAGCCATTCGGCCGTGATGCTTCCGTAGGACCACCGAGCAGACTGGACATTGAAGATCAGCACCGTGTTCGGCGTGTCGTTCGTGGCGCCCTTGCCCATGAACAGCCAGACCACGCACTTCCACTCGGGGAAGTACGCCACCGAAACGCGCGGCGCGTGCTCCGGGTTGTACCATTCGCGGAAAAAGCGATCGACGACCTCGTTGCCAATCGGGACCGTCTGGAGCCCGTCGGTCGCCATGAATCCGTCTTCAGCCGGGAAGTAGGTGATCGCTCCGACCCGGATCGCTGCCTTGTGAATCCAGCAGCCCCGGTTCTGGTCGATCGGCGTGAAGCGGAAGAACGTATCGCCGCCCTCGTAGTCCATGCGCCACACGGCGCGCTCCTGGAAGACGATCCCGTAGTCCGACCCGCCGACAATCCCCGTCACCTCGCCGCCCGAGCCCGCGAGCGGCTGCCAGTCCGACTGGACGCCTTTGGCGGCGTTCGTTCCGACCTGCGGCCAGCTCGTCGGGTCATCGAGCGCAGACCACTGCACCGCGTCCTCGGCCGTCCCAATCGCCGAAGCGTTGTCGCCGCGGCCGATCAGGTTGCCAGCCACCACGAAGTCCTTGACCACGGCCAGGTGCTTCGCGCGGGGAGCGTGCGAGGAGAGCGCAGCGAACGCCGAGCTCGACCCGATCACATACGACTCGGGCGGGTCGACGTAGTTCGACGCCACGATCCGATTGCCGAAGAGCACGAAGCTCCACCAGTTGTCCGTCGTGAGCGTGTATGGCGATGCGCCGCCGTTGCTGACGTTGGCGAGCGTGCCAGTCGTCGCGAGGTAGAGGCGCGCCAGCGAGCCCGCGACCGTGAAGTTGGTCCCGTTGCGCGCTCGGCCCGTCAAGGCGCCGCGACAAGCCGTATTCAAGTTCCCGTTCCCCGTGGAACTGAGCGACGGCAGCGAGTCGTAGCCGCGCTCGGCCGGGATCACGTTGTAGGCGTTGCTCAGCCCGCCGTTGCTGACGGACGGCTGGTCCGGTGCCCACGCTCCGAGTTCCACCATGGGCGCCATCAGACGAGAATCCTCGCGCGAAGAGGTCCGCTCGTCCGCTTCGCTCGAGACTCGGCCGCGTGCAGCGAGCGCCGCGTCTGCTGAAACCGGGTCTCCCAGACCTGGATTCGGCCGTCTTCCTGAAGAAACGGCGCCGACTCGCACAGCGCGCCGTAGAGGTACACGTCGGGCGCCTTCGCGAGAAGCCAGTTGGTAGTGTTTGTATCAGACAGCGCCGGCAGCGTCCGGTAATAGTCGAGCGTGTAGCTGTAGGTTCCGTCCGGGGCCGGGTAGAACCGGAACTCAGAGCCCAGCACGCTGAACCACTTCGGCTCGCCGCTCGTCACGCCTGCGACGCGCGACTCAGCGTCTTCGACGGGTCGGTACTCCAGCGGCATGTCGGTATCGGTGTCGAGCGTGAGCCGAACGACCTCGATGAAGTCGGCCGGGATCGCGAGCACCTGCGTGCTGACTGTGCCCGTCGCCTGCGTGACCATCTCGCGCGTGCGGAGCTCGCGGTTGAGCCGAGCCTCGGCCATCGCAATGAAGTCCGGGATCTGGCTCGTCAAGTCCGTGCGCGCCAGCCAATCGGCCACCGCAGACTTGAGGCCGCTGTAGGTATCGAGCGCCACGCTAGATCCTCCCGGGCGCAGTCCTCAGGGCCTGGTAGTCGCTGTCGTTCAGCATCTTCTTGATCTTCGGCCAGTCGTTCGGGTCGTTGAAATTGATCCCCTGCTTGGCCCACTGATCGAGAAGCACGAGCGGAATCGTCGCGACCTTCACCCACTGGCGCTTCTGCCAGAAGCTCGATGTCCCGCTGCCATTTGCGAGCCGGGTCATCTCGTTGATCTTCTTGACCTCAGCCACGTCCTGGACCTGATGAATCACGATCTTCTCGCGACCCGCCTCCACGTCCCGAAACACGCGCCGACGCACATGCGACATCAGTAGACAGACCCCGACTTCTCGAAGACCGGGAAGACGGTCATGGCCACAGGACCCGTCACGATCGTGTAGGCGAGCCGAACGCGCGTCCCGAACGGGACGGTGCTCGAGACGTGGTACTGGCCGGTCGTCGTGAGCGCCCCGGTGTTCCCGACCATCTCTGCCGTCGTGAGCGGGAACCAGGTCGTGCCGTCGTTGGGCGAGACCTGGATCACGAACGTCACGTTTCCCGCGGTCAAGGTCGTGACGTTGATGAGGTACATCACGCGGTCGTAGTTGGCCGCGTTGTCGCTCTCGCCCGTGGCGCCGCTGGAAGCGGTCGACCCGATCGCGATGGACGGTTCTTCGAGCTTTCGGCGGTTGGCTCCGCGTGCCATCGGCGCTCCTCAGGCAAGAGGAAGCGGGCCGGAGGCATTGCACCCCCGGCCCGCCACTCGGTTACGACAGGTCAGCGATGACGCCGTGGGCGGCCTCGTTGTCGACCTGGAGCGTGCACTCGGTGAGCAGCACGCGCTTCTCGGCGTCACCCGTGATCGCGGGGCGCATCTCCTGGATCGGCCGGAGCACCGCGAGCTTCGCGTAGGCCGGACGCACGAGATAGACCTCGCGGTCGACGCTCGACGTCTGCCGGATGTACCGGTTCGGCATGATCTTGATGTTGCCGAACTGGCTGGCGTACACGTCGGCCGTGGCCATGATGACCCGATCCTTGGTGTTGGTCTGGATCTGCGACGCGATACCGTCGAAGTTGGTCCAGGCCGTCTTCTGGACGCGGCCGGCCATGCCGATCACGTCGTCCACCATGCCGCTGTTGTCGTACATTCGGCCGATCACGCCGTCGAGCATGCCCTGCGTGAACGCGCGGACGGTGCCGTCGGTTGCCGCCGCGGTGTTGCCCGAGGTGAAGCCACCCGCGCCGCCCGAGGTGCCTCGGCTGGCCGGCGAAGCGCCCGGGGTGCCGTTGTCGTTCGACGTGAGCCACGAAGACAGCGAGCCCGAGACGCGCGCCGTGGTGCCGTTGCCGGTCACGCTGGCCGCGTTCTTCCCGATGCACATCGCCTCGATGTCGCGGCGAAGCTCGAGACCCTTGGCGACGCGATTGAACGCGATCTCCGAGTCCCGGCCAGCCTTGTCCACCGCTTCGAGCGTGTTCGAGATCAGGTAGGTCTTGCGCAGGATCTGCGTCCGATTGCCGACGCGCACGGTCGCCGCCGGATCGGAATAGGTGAACTCGTCACCTTCGATCTGCGCGTTGGCCGTGTCGACGGAAGCGAGCGCATGAGTCTGCCACTCGTGGAAGACACCCTTGGCAGTCCCCCGGCCAATGGCCGAGACGAACGGGGTGTCGCTGGGGGTCACGCGGAAGATGTCGTCCGCCAGGTCTTCGCGAAGACCACGCGCGTCAAAGGCGTCGTAGGTGCCGGTAAACTGAGGCATTTCTCGTCACTCCAGCCCCGCCGTGCGGGGCGATTACCGCCGCGCGCTTCGCAACTTGGCGAGCTGAGCAGCGACGGCGTCGTCCATGCTCCCGCTCGCGTGCGCGCGTTCGGTGGCCTCGCGAAGTGCTCGGGCCTGCGCGTGTCCGGGCGGGCGAGCCGCACCGGGGCGCAATGGCTGCGGAGCCTTGCGAAGCTGATCGTTCGTCGCTGGGGCCTTCCGTGTCGCTTCGTCGTACTGCTTGGCCTTCCAGGCCATCAGGATGATGCGGTGGTCGACCTCGTTATCCCACGCCTCGGCCGGGATGCCCTGTTCGAGCACCCACTTTCCGAGACCCTGATACCAGGCGGCAAAGTCTTTCTTCGCGGCGGGAACCGTGTCCATGAGCGCAGCGCGCGACTGCTCGGCAGTCTGGGCGCGCTCGCGCTGGAATCTGTCAGCCTCTTCGCGCTCGGCTTGTTCGCGCAGCGAGTTTTGCTGCCACTGAAGCTGCGCAAGGGCCTGTTGCTTGGCCTGCATCTCCATCACGCGCACCGCGTAGGCGCCCGGATCGGTGACGCGCAGCTCGTTGAGCTCGGCCTGCGTGGCCGGGTTGTTGATGATCGCCTCGGCCTGCTGAATCAGCGGCGTCAGGCGGTCGGCGACCGACTTGCGCTCGGCGATGAACTGGGTGCGCTCGGCCTCGTAGGTCTTGCGAAGCTCGGCAGCCTCTTGCGTCTTGCGGGTGTAGTCGGACTGCCGCAGGAAGCCGCGCTTGACCTCGGAGAGCGGCAGCTCGGTCCCGTCGTCGAACTTGACGACCGGATCGGCGGTCTGGACCGGCGCGTCTTCCTCGCCGTCGAACTCATCGCCTTCGATGGCGGGCTCATCGGCAGTCTCGACATCGACATCGGTGCCCGCGTCGGCGCTCTGCATGTCGGACGGCTCGCGGTCGTCGATCAGCTCGTCTTCGGTGCGGGGATCGGGGACCTGCCCGGCTCGGCCCTTGGCCAACATGCGCGCAACGGCATCCGATTCGGACATTTCACCCGTTGCGTGCGGGATCTCGGCTGAGGGTGCACTCATGCCGGAAAAGATGCGGCCGACGCTACCCCTAGTGCATTGCCGATCTTGTCCGATCTTGTAGGCGTCGGCTCTGGAGCCAGGTCATGAACTCAGCCCAGAGCACCGCCTGACGGCGCGGGCCGAGCGAATAGACCGGCAGCCCTTCCTGATCGCGCCATCGCCGAACGGTGTCGACATCCTTGCCGGTGCGGCGCGCGAGCTCTCGAAGCGACAGAAGCTCAGTCTCCATCGGAACCCCCATCGGGCAGCGCAAACGGGTGCAGGCCGACGTGCCGGCAGGCCCGGGACAGGCCATGGTCGACGTGCGGCGGAAATCCAGCGGCCCGCGCGAGCTGGCAGAACCGGTACTCGTCGGCCGGCCCGCCCCGCTCGTCGTCAAGGATCTTGAACCACGGCGCGCCCACAGCCTCGAGCACTTCCATCGTCGTGAGCGTCAGCCCAAAACCCAGCGTCGACACCTCTTCGATGCCGTCGGGCTTCGGCGTCAGCCGCTCACCGTCGAGCCCCCACGCCGCCGACTGCCCGCTGCCGTCCTTGAGGGCGAAGTTTGCCCCGATGAAGCCCTTACCCGACTTCACGAGCTTCGTCGCAGCGTTCTCGGGGAAGACAGAATCCGTGTCGATCCAGAGCATGTGACTCGCCTGGATGCTCTGCGCCCACCGCACCAGCTCGTTGCGGCCGAACGTGCTGACCGCATTGCCGAAGAACCTCACCCGGCACCACGGCCCATACTCAGCCGTCATGCGGGCCAGGCTCTGCGCCATCTGAGGCGCTACGAAGACGTGACAGGGGACCGCAATCGCCAGCAGCGCCTTCAACGGGCCGCACTCCACGGCATGTCGTCGGCCTCGTCGTCCCGATTGCGTGTCAGCCGGCCGATGCCACGCACCACGCGACCTCCTTGCAGCTCCTTGTCGATCTCCTTCGCGGCAGCCTTCCCGTGCGTCACGGCAAGCGTCAGGAACCGCTGGAAGGCGTTCGCAGAGGCAAGGGTGTCGGATGCCCGTGCCAGCTTCTCGGGGTCGCCTGCGGCCCGCTCGAAGGCTCTGTGGGCGGCGTAGCGGACCTCGCGCAGCGCCTCCTTCAGCAAGTCGTCGGCGAGCAGGTTCTCGGCGGCCTGGCCGCGCGCTTTCTTCTCGATCAGGTTCATGCTCGGTATGCCTCCGGCGGCATCATCTGGCCCATGTCAACGGGCGGCATCTGGGGCGGCGCTTCAGACGACATGCCGCCCGACACCGGATCGGGCTGCGGGGCCACGGCGAGGACGCCCAGCTTCAGCATCTCGCGCTCGTGCGTGAGGCGGATGTCGAGCTCCCGCACTTCGAGCTCGCGGAGTTTGATGTCGCGCTCGCTCTCGAGCTTCTGCTCTTCGATCGTCGGCCCGGGGTCCGGCGGCTCGCTCGTCGCGGGGTCCGTGAAAAACCGCTCAGCGTTGCGGAACCCGAGCACCTTGCACATCTCGGTCACGGACTCCCAGATGTCCTCGCGCGTCACCATGCCCTGCGTCATCGGGGCGCTCGCCAGCTTCTCCTGGAGTGCCGCGATCTGGGTCATGCCCATGAGCGACTGCTCGCGGTCGCCGTAGCCGAGCCCCACCTCGACGGTCGCATCGTACTCGTTTCGCCAGCTCGACGGGTCGACGTTCACCCACTGGCCGCGCAATCGGATCGCCTTCGGCACCCGCTGGTGCTGCTTCAGCTCGGCTGCGATGCCCGTGAAGAGCGGCTTGACCATGCACTCGGCGATGATGCGGGCGATGAACGCAAGGCGTTTGCCGGCCGCGTTCGACAGCATTTGCATGCCGTGGGCCGTGTCGTTGAGCGCGTTCGGCGCCTCGACGCCCTGCCACGTCCGGGTGATGCCGGTTCGCTCCTCGCGCATGCCCTTCATCAGCTCGAGGCCCGCGATCGACTGCGGCGTCACGTCGATCTCGGAGAACGGCCGAATCGCGCCCGACTGGTACTCGGTGACGTAGCCGCCCGGGACGACGCTCATCAGCGCATCCGTGTCCGCCAGCGGCCCGTTCGTCTCATCGCCGAGGATGATGCTGCGGGGTCGCTGCGAGAGGTAGAGCCCATTCAGGTACGCGCGCAGGATCGCGGTGCGGACCTCGGCGATGTCCTCGACCGTCTCCGCGAGCGAGATGCCCGCCAGCCGGTGCGGCATGAGGATCGGCGAGGCCACTGCGAACGGCTTTCGGGTCGCCGGCTCGTGGGAGATCAGCTTCGAGACCGAGGCTCCGCTCGACGCCACGATGATCTTGCGCAGCTCGGCGATGCCGTCGCCGTCGAAGTCAACGCGCATCCAGATCTCGGCCAGGTCGATCTCGCGCTCGGCGTCACGTCGATTCGTCCGGCCGTTGAGTCCGGCCGAGTTGTCGTCGCGAGAGATTCGCGCCAGCTCACCGCTCGTCGAAGCGATGTCGGCGTCTCCGCTCAGCTCTTCCACGAGCTCGCGCGGGTAGCCCATGTCGATCATCTCGGAAGCCGTGATGCCGCGATGCCGACCCACCATGCGGGCATCGTCCACCGACCGCCCGTCCGGGCTGTAGAAGAACTCCTCGGGCGGGATCGCCTCGATGCAGAGCTTGCCGTCGCGGAAGGTGCGCGCCACCTCGACATCCCAGAGCCCGGGCGCGATGCGCGATGGCTGCGCGGCGGTGATCTGGATGTCGGGGTTCTGCTCGAGCTGCACCGAGACCTGCTCGGGGGTCAGGCCCTCGTAGAACTCGTGCTCCACGCGGTCGATGCGCCGGTAGTACCAATGCAGGACGCCGACCTCCTGGATCAAGCAGTCCTTGATCGCAGTCGACAGCACGAGAAACCCGTTGTTTTCCTTCAGAAAGCAGTGATTCGCGAGGTCAGTCTGCTGCATCGC